AGGCGCTTTGACGCTGGAGCGTGTTGAAGGTGCGGTCACTCGCGAGTACGCGACGATCTCGAACACCAGCGGCCGACTGTTGCCGGCGGCGCCGGACCGGCCGAGTGCTACGCAGTTTGCTGACTACTTGCAGAAGCGTGGGTTGTTTGCAGTGAGGGCGTAGTGGTAGCGTTATTTTACGAGATAAGGGAGGTAGCGAGATGACCCCGACTGCAAACGACAAGCGTGAATTTTGGATAAAGGCATATCTTGCAGCAATTTCCGGAATGGCGGGCAACGTGAATGATCCGGAGACGGCGAAGCGTGCCATCACAATCGCCGATGAGGCTTTAAAGGCTTACATCGAAAGAATGCCTAGTTTCTAATCGATAGAATTCAACTCTGAAGCCCAGCCATCGCGCTGGGTTTTTTTGCATCTGGAGCAACCATGGCCACCTTCTACGACGAAATGGCCGTGATGGCTCTGGAGATGATCACGGAGTTCGGCCAGCCCGTGACCATTCGAGCAGTCATCGTCGGTGAGTACGACCCCGACACCGGTACCGCGCCGCCTGACACAACCACCGAACAGACCGCTCAAGGCATCCTGCTTGACTTCACTGGCCAAGAATTCCAGAGCAACAGCCTCATCAAGCAGGGCGACAAGAAACTCAAGATCGCGGCGCAGGGTTTGGCGTGGGCGCCTGACCTGCTGAACAAGGTCATTGTCCAAGGTCGCTCCTGGTCAATCGTCCCGCCACTGAAAGAGATCAACCCAGCCGGCACGCCGATCCTATACGAGCTGCAGGTGCGCTCTTGAGTCGCGCCGGCGCCGGCCAGTCCGGCAGCTTTGCGCTCAGCCTGGCCGAGTTCGCGGCCCAAGCCACTGAAGCCATCGACGCCAGCTTGCGCGAGATCATTATCGAGGTCGGTAGCAGCGTTATCCGGATGTCGCCGGTGGGCAACCCTGAGATCTGGGCGCAGAACACTGTGGCCCATCAGTACAACAAGGCGGTGGACGATCACAACAGCGGTCTTCGCAGTGATCCAGCCAACCTGACAAAGTCGGGCCGGCTCAAGCCTGGGCGCAAGCTGAACGACAGCATGGATATCGTTGCCCCTGAAGGCTACGTCGGCGGGCGGTTCCGAGCGAATTGGCACCTCTCGATCGATGTAGTGGAGAGCGTGACCTTTGACGAGGTTGATCCAGGCGGGCAAGCAACAATCGCTGCATTGGTTTCGGCTGTCAGCGACTTCACCGCCGGACAGACTGCCTACCTCATCAACAACCTGCCGTATGCGATTCCGCTGGAGTTCGGGCATTCGACCCAGGCACCCGGCGGCATGGTCCGCATCACCGTGGCCCGCTTCCAGCAGATCGTGCAGGAGGCCATCAGGAATAATCAGGTATGAGCCACAACATCATCGCTTCGATCTACGAGGCCAAGCTGATCAACTGGGCGAAAGCATTGCCGGTGCCGCTGAAGGTCGTCGTCGAGAATGAAGCGTATACGCCTGCGAACGGCGTGACCTACCTGAAGGCTTTCACGCTGCCGGCCGATACCGCGAGCAACACGCTCGGCGGTGACCACAAGCTGTACACCGGCGTTTTTCAGGTCAGCATCGTGACGCCATCGGGCAAGTATCGCAGCGCAGCGGGCGTGATCGCTGATCAGATCGCCACGCTGTTCCCTCTGTACGAGCGAAACACGAAAGGCGCATTGACCGTTGTGACGATGACGCCGGTTGACCCAGGCCCCGGCATTCCAGACGACACCACCTATACGGTGCCGGTTTCGTTCTTGTACCGAGCCGACACCAACTGAATTCGCCCGTTGGGCAAACCCAGAACCCGCCATTGAGCGGGTTTTGTCATTTCTGCAAAGAGGAAAACCCATGAGCGTCAAGATTCCCAACGGCACAACGTTCGAGATCGCGGCCATCCTGAGCACTGCCAAAGCGTTCACTGCTATCAGTAACGCCAAACCGGCAGTGCTGACCGCTGCCGCCCACGGCCTGGCCGATGGTGACGTGATCGTAATTGATTCCGCTTGGGCGAAGCTGAACGGTCGACCGGCTCGCGTCATCGACTCCGAAATCGGCGAGTTTGCGGCTGAAGGCGTAGATACCACCAGCGTGAAGAACTACCCGGTCGGTTCAGGTGCAGGCTCTGTCCGTGCCGCTTCTGGCTGGACGCAGATCGCGCAAATCACTGAGCCAGCTGCCAACGGCGGCGAACAGCAATTCCTCACGTACGGCTTCCTCGAAGACGATGATGACCGTCAACTGCCCACCACCAAGTCGGCCAGCAGCATGACGCTGCCGGTTGCTGATGATCCGGCTCAAGCCTATGTGGATCTGGTCGAGGCTGCCGACGAAGACAAAGAGCCGCGTCTGGTGCGCGCGAACCTCCCTGGCGGCGCGACCATTTACTACTACGCGTACGTGTCGATCACCGCGACCCCGACGCTGAGCCGCAACAACATCATGACGCGGACCATCACTCTGTCGTTCGCCTCCCGCCCAACTCGCTACAACGCCTAAGGGGTTCCCATGGCAAAGTTTTCCATCGCGCCGAAGCCGACGTTCACCGTCGACGTGGCGATCCCACAGGTTGGCGACAAGCCAGCCATGGTGCCGTTCACCTTCAAGTATCGCGATCGCACGGCACTGGCTGAGCTGTTCGATGCCTGGAAGGCAAAAGCGGAAGAGCTCGGGGAGCGCTTCAAAGGAACTGAGCCAACACTCGCGGAAATCACTGCGGCTGAAGTCGAGCAGGGTGTCGACCAGATCAGGGATTTGGTTGTTTCGTGGGGCTTCGGCGAAAAGCTCAACGATGAGTCGATCACAGCCCTGGTGAAGAGCTGCGTCGGTGTTTCAGATGCCGTGGTGAAGGCCTACAGCGAAGCCTTCGGCAAGGCCCGCTTGGGAAACTGACCGCCGCTGCCCGTGCGCTCTACGAGGCCGACGGCGACGCCGAGCAAATGGCGATGTTCGGCTTCTCGCCAGAGGACTACGACGAAACCTTCGAAGTTTGGCCGGACAACTGGAAGGCCTTCCTCGTCATGGATTCGATGGGGACTCAGTGGCGCACAGGCGCATGCGGCGCAACTGGACTCGATTACGGCGTCCTTCCGAACGTGATGAGGCTCGTCGGTGTTTCGGCGAAGGATCGCCCAGGTGTGTTTCAGGACATCCGCGTAATGGAATCGGAAGCCATCGCGGTCATGGCTCAAGCCCGCGACAACAGCCCGTGAAGACGGGCACTTATTCAAGGTGAGTCGATGAACATTGCAGAACTCGGCATCAAGGTCGACTCCGCTGATGCTGCCCAGGCTGCGACCGATCTCGACAAGCTGACCAAGTCCGGCGAGCGTGCAGAGCAATCCGCCGTCGGCCTGATGAAAGAGATGGAAGCGCTGGAGAAGTCGTTGTCCAAAGGCGCGACCACCACGCAGGAGCTTGCCAAGCAACGCGAGAGTCTGGCGAAACTCACCAAGACCGGCGCATATGGCGAGGCCGAGTTCACCAAGATCGCCGCGCAGCTCGATAAGCAGCAGGTGGTCCTGGCCAAGTCCACACTGGACGAGCAGAAGGCTTTGAACAGCCTGCTGGGCGCCATTGATCCTGCCCGTGCAGCCATGGGCAAGCTCGACACCCAAGTCGAGCAGTTGGGCAAGCACCTCGACGCAGGCCGGATCAGCCAGGACCAGTACAACGCGGCCTTGAGCAAGATCGACGGCAACTATGCGGCACTGGAGAAAACTGCCACCGGTTTCGACCGGCTGAAGCTTGGCACCCGCCAGGCGCAGGAAAACGTCGTTCAGCTCGGCAACGCGTTGTCGTCCGGTGATTGGGGTAGCGGTGTTCGTGCCGTGGCTCAACTGGGCGCAGGTGCAGGCGCATCAGCTGCTGGCTTGTTTGCCATCCTTGCGCCGATTGCACTGGCCACTGCCGCCGTCGGCGCTCTGGCTGTTGCCTATTACAAGGGCAGTGAAGAGCAGGATTCCTACAACAAGTCGCTGGTGATGACCGGTAGTTTCGCCGGTGTTAGCGCTGGTCAACTGGGCGAAATGGCAAGGCAGGTTAGTGCGACCGTGGGCACCACTGGTCAAGCTGCTGCTGTTCTCGCGCTGCTGGCTGGCAACGGCAAGATCGCGGGCGAGAGTTTCACCGGCATCACCCAGGCCGCCGTTTCCATGCAGGAAGCGACGGGTAAGGCTGTCGGCGAAACCGTCGCCGAGTTCTCGAAGCTTGCCGATG